CGGTATGTCAAATGATCCTAGTGATAAAGGTTATTGGGCACTATTTACGAAGGCATCTGAAAAATCTGGAAAAACAAATTGGACAATACCATTTAATGGAACTAAACCATCTGGAATTAGACCCGTTTTATATCTACATACAGGCTCACAAAAACCACCAATTGCTAATTTGACTGGACGTAAAATTGCGGAATACTTGAACGATGTCAAGTAAGTTATTGGACTATGATTTTCTATCAATGTCTATATTTATATTAAAGAAAGATTTTTAAACTTGGAGAAATAAATGGCAGAATTACTAGATCCCACTGAGATTTTCTTTACCCCCTATGAGCCTAAACTAGCGAATAGGTTTATTATGTATATTGAGGGTGTTCCTGCTTATCTTATCAAGGGTGCGGCAAGACCAAACGTCACGTTTAATCCTGTTACACTTGAGCATATCAACGTTAAGCGTATGATTAAGGGTAAGGCAAAGTGGGAACCAGTCACCATTACTCTTTATGATCCAATCGTCCCATCTGCTGCACAGGCGGTAATGGAATGGGTTCGTCTATCACACGAATCGGTAACAGGTCGTGATGGATATTCCGACTTCTATAAGAAGGATATTACATTCAACGTTCTTGGACCAGTAGGTGATAAGATCGAAGAGTGGACACTGAAAGGCGCGTTCATTCAGGCTACCAACATGGGTGAAATGGATTGGGGAACAGATGACCCTGTTCAGATCCAACTTACTCTTGAGTATGACTACGCAATCCTCCAGTTCTGATTTTTGATAGAATTGATACGTGGGTATTCCGATTTTTTCGGGATACCCATATTTATATGTAGAAATAAGTTTCATTAATCCATAGGAATTAGTTATGTCACAAATACCAACAGGTTATAACATTAAATCTGATGCAGCTCTTTCAGACGCAGACTTAAAAGCACAGTTAATGTCAGAACATAACCAAACCAACGTCAAGAAAACAAACTTCCCAACAGAAATTGTTCCGCTTCCATCAAAAGGACTTCTATATCCAGAAGATCATCCTCTTGCTGCCGGAACAATTGAAATGAAGTATATGACCGCAAAAGAAGAAGATATTTTAACTTCACAGAACCTCATCAAGCAAGGTGTTGTTCTTGATAAACTATTTCAATCACTTATTGTCACTCCTGTTAATTATGACCACATTTATGTGGGTGATAGGAATGCCATCATGGTTGCCGCACGTATCTTGGGATATGGTAAAGATTATACCGTCCAAGTTGATGACCCGACTTCACCGGGAACAAAACAAAAAGTAACAATTGATTTGACTCAAATAGAGCACAAGGAGGTGGATTATTCTCTGTTTGAGCACCGCAAAAACGAGTTTGATTTTGAATTACCACAATCAAAACGAATGGTAACTTTCAGACTATTAACGTTTGGTGTGGATAAAGATATTGATGCGGAAATGAAGGCACTAACAAAACAGATTAACAGAAGTGGCATTGACCGTGCCTTAACAACTCGTTTGAAGCATATTATCGTTGCTGTTGACGGAGAGAGAGGTAGAGCTGCAATTGATAATTTTGTGGATAACGAGTTGTTCGCACAGGACTCTCGTGCTTTACGTTCTCATATTAAGGAAATGTCACCTGATCTCGATATGACATTTACGTTTATTTCAGATGTAACAGGTGAGGCATTGGAGATGGAAATCCCAATGGATGTGTCCTTTTTTTGGCCTAACTCCTGAGTATAAGCTCGGTTTACACGAAGAAATATTCTCACTGTGTTACTACGGAAAGGGTGGATTTACTTGGGAAGAGGTTTACAACTTACCTATTTATCTACGTAGATTCTACATCCAACAGATAAACAAGGCAATTGAATCCAAGAACAAAGCTGAAAGTGATGCATCTAAGGATTCAAAAAGAAATGCACCAAAGTTCTCAAAACCACCATCTTATCGGTAGTAATATTAAAAGTCCTCATATTTATAGGTATGAGGATTTTTATTTATGGGTAAAACTATGAAACTAACAAATGAACAAAAGAAGCTAATTCGTGAAGGTATCTTTGAAAAGATCATGCAATGGTATGTGGATCGTCAGTATTGGAAGATCAAGAATATCTTTGATAATGATCCAGAATTGAAGAAACTAACACAATCTTTCATTGAAAAGGCAAACATGACTTCTAAGAAGATAGAAGACTATTGTAAAAAGTACGGTTGTGACGAACCAACAAAACACACGAAACCAATTGAAACCACTAAAAAGTCTGATAACAGAAGACGAAGATAATAGATGGCAAAGCAAAAGGGAAATAGTACATCAGAACAAGCTAGTGCACAAAATCGTTTAAATGACGAACTTAAAAAGAGTGTGCAAACATTCAAGGAAATCAATGAGATTAATCGTGATGGCCTTGACTCATATTTTGATAGATTAGACATATCAAAAAAGTTAAATGAAGATGCAAAGATATTGTCATCGATAAATGATCAGATATACAAGTATAGTAAAAGCACTTCTAAGAATGCATCAGAACTGGTCGGTCAGTATAAGATGCACAAAAACTTGTTATCGGAAGTTCAGTCAAAATATGCTGAGGTGGTTAAGAATTCTAAAAACATAGCTGATGCATCCTTTGAAATAGTTGATCTGGCCGATCAAATGGCCTCCTTGTCAGAAATACAATTAGAGCTAGATGAATCTCGTGGAGTAATTGGTGCTAAAGAGTATGATAGACAAAAAAAATTACTTGATATTGTATCTGATAGATTAGAAATGGTTGAAACCATAAATAAACAACAGTTACGTGGAAATGAACTATCTCAAAAGTTTCTGGATGAAAATCGGTTAATTGGTAAAACACTGAATAAAACTCTCGATGGTATTGAGTCTATGGTAGGTAAGTATTCCGGAGATGGTATAATTGGTAGTTTACTTGGGAACAAGGCCACTGCACTATTAGACAAAACAAAAGAAGATATTCAATCTAAGATAGTAACTGCTTTTCAAATGAGTGGAGATGCCGGAGTAACTGCATTCTCGGTCACAAAAATGGCAGCCGGTTCTTTCATCAAGTATGCCCTTCCTGCTCTCGGTATTGCTGGTATGTTGGGTATATTCTATGCAATGATAAAAGCGGCTGGTCACTTAGATGAAGAACTAAAAGAAATAGGACATCAATTTGGTGTTAGTAGAAAAGAAGCCGATGCAATACACCACTTATCAATTGATATTGCAAAGGAAATGAATCTCGTCGGTATCAATTCAAAAGAAGTTGCGGATGGATTGAAACAAACATCTGAGATAATGGGTGATTTAAATTTAGTTCCCATGTTAAAGGACGGTAATAAAGCAGCAATGCAGTTAGTTAAGGACGTAACAATCCTAACAGAAAAACTTCATATGTCAGCCGATGAAGCCGCCAACATTCAAAACATATCCGTAATTACAGGTAAACCAATAGGACAACTAGTAAAGGAGTCTATAAAGCTTGGTAAGGGTCTTTTCACCGCAAAAGATTCTATGAAGATTATCGGTAAAATATCTCCAGCAATGGCATTGAACTTTAGAAAAGGTTCAATAGAGATGTTAAAGACTGCACAACAGGCAAAGCTTCTTGGATTGGAACTGAGCGATGTTCAAAGCTTTGGTAAAGGTATTCTTGACTTTGAAACATCTCTCCAAAAAGAAATGGAAGCCAGAGTTTTAACTGGTAAAGACATTAACTTTGACTTGGCAAGACAGTATGCTTTAAACAATGATATTTCTGGACTTCAAGAACAACTGTTATATCAACTCGGCTCACTGAACGAGTTTGAAAAAATGAACTACTTGCAGAGAGAGGCTATATCTGACGCGGTTGGAATGACGGTCGATCAAGTTGCCGAACTTCTAACGAATCAAGAAAAACTGAATGACCTTGGTTTATCGCAGGAAAAGTTAACCGATCTACAAGCATCTAATGCGGAAACACTAAGAAAAGAAGCCGAGAAAACTTCAAATGTAAAGTTGAAAGATTACTTGACAACTTTGGCAAAAGAAAGAGAAGTAGCAACTATAAATGATAGAATAGCTGATTCAGTTAAGAAAATAAAAGAAGTATTGGCATCAACCCTCGCTCCACTGTTAGAACAAGTTCACGCATTCTTTGATTCAGCCGAAGGTGCTGA